GATAGTCAGTTTAATCTAGTATCATTCTTAACATTAATCAATGAAACTGGTAATGCTTCTGAATCTGAAGATAGATTAGTGACTGCATTTAGATCATTAACAGAAACAGGAACTTCTGCTGATTCACAATTTAATATCGCCACTAGATTAGCCGATATAACAGAAACTGGTATTGCTGTAGATTCTCAGTTTAATATCGCCACTAGATTAGCCGATGTTACTGAGTCTGGCACTGGTACAGATAGTCAGTTTAACCTAGTATCATTCTTAACACTAATCAATGAAACTGGTAATGCTTCTGATTCTGAAAATAGATTAGTGACTGCGTTTAGATCTTTAACTGAATCTGGATCAGTCAATGATTCTCAATTTAATATATTTGTAACTGCTCCTCAATTAATAACTGAATCTGCTACAGCAAACAATACTGAAAATAGAGCAGTAATTGCACTAAGAGATATTACTGAATCTGGTAATGGTAGTGATTCTCAATCGAATTTAGTGGCATTCCTATCCCTAATTACTGAAACTGGTTCTGCCAATGAAACAGAAACTCGTGTAGTATTGGCAACAAGAGCAATTACTGAAACTTCTACAAGTTCTGATTTGCAATTTAATACTGCGGTACGTCTTGCTAATCTTATTGAGTCTATCACTGCAACAGAATTAACTTCTGCTCAAGCAGCGTTTATCTCGGCTATTCAAGAAGCATTAAATGGAATTGATTCTGGTCTTGGCAATAAAATAACTACATCAAATATTGCTGAAATAGTTTCTGCGCTTGATAGTCCAAATAGATTCGCTTTCTACGCTGGGAATATATCAGAGTTATTAAATGCTGTTTCTGCGGAGACTACAGCGGAATTTGCGTTTATAACAGAAACTGGAGAGTTATCAACTGTTGAGTTAGCAAACACACTTGTAACTAGAGGTATTCTAGAAACAGTAAATGCCAGCGATTCCGCAGTTAGAGATATAATTACCAATTCATACATTACTGAAATATCAGTTGCTGGCGAGTCTGTCGTTGTTTGGGTATTCTTCCCAATGGACTACGAGTTGGTAACTTCTAGATATTCAGCTGGAATTGAAATTGAAGCAGACCAGATTTATGTAGACAATATTGATGTGTTTTACGCAGATGATGATAACATAATCGCCAGCGCATTCGTAGAATATGATCAGATTTATATTGACGACATAGATGTAATATATGGAAATTTAGCCGTAATCGATGATGTTACAGGCGATGAGATTTACATATAAAGGTAGCTTATAAAAACAATAAATAGTGTTATAAAACTAAACGAGAGACTAAAATGGCTGTAAATTCTAGAGAAGGTTTAAAAGAATATTGCTTAAGAGCTTTAGGCGACCCTGTGCTCCATATTAACGTGGATGATGACCAATTAGAAGATCGTCTTGATGAAGCACTAGAGTATTGGCGTCAATACCATTACGATGGTACAGAACAAATTTATATGAAGCAACAAATTCGTGCTTCAGAAATCACTCTCACAACATCAGTTGGACAAAACTTTGTTCTTGCAGAAACAATTACTGGTAGTACTTCTGGTGCTAAAGCTGAGGTTGTTCGTGAAACAACCAGAGTATCAACAGGAACTCTACTACTAGTTAAAAAAGTAGTTGGAACATTTGTTGCAGGTGAAACTATTACTGGTTCTGCTTCTGGTCAAACTGCAACCTTAGGAACTACACCAATCACATTACGTGAATATGACCTTAAGTATATTGAGATCCCAGATCTAGTTTATGGTGTTACAAAAATTCTTGCTATTGGTCAAGCGTCGTCATCAAAGAATATTTTTGATTTGCAATATCAATTACGTTTAAATGATCTGTACGACTTAACTTCTACATCACTCATTTATTATAAAACAGTAATGAGTCATTTAGCTTTACTAGACCTTGAGTTAAATGGTCACCAATCATTTAGATTTAATCGTCGCACGAATCGTTTGTATCTAGATTTAAATTGGGAAAGCGATGTTGTTCTTGGTGATTATATTATCATTCAAGGATATCGTGCACTAGACCCAGCCCAATTCACTAAAGTTTGGAATGAACCTTGGTTAAAACATTATACTACAATATTTAAAAAACAGTGGGCAACAAACCTTAAAAAATTCTCTGGCATTCAATTACCAGGTGGTGTTACACTAGATGGTGATAAACTATATGATGAAGCAACATCAGAAGTTAAAGAACTAGAAGATGAACTAATCAATAAATCTGCACCACTCGATTTTTTTCTGGGTTAATTAATGTCAAGTACAACAAACCCATACTTTAATCATGGGACTTCTTCTGAACAAAATTTAATCGAAGACTTAATTATTGAATCATTGATGATTTATGGTAATGAGTTTTTCTACATTCCAAGAACATTAGTTTCTAAAGATAACATATTAGGTGAAGACCGACTATCTGAGTTTAAAACGGCATTTCCAATTGAAATGTATTTTGAAAACGTAGACTCTCTAGATGGACAAGGTGCATTTATTCAAAAGTTTGGTTTAATGATGGAGCAGTCTGCGACTTTAGTAGTTGCACGTCGTCGTTGGGATCAACTAATTGGTCGTTATGGTGTAACTACTATTCCAACAAGACCAAATGAAGGCGATTTAATTTACTTTCCGCTATCAAAAGGATTGTTTGAGATTAAATTTGTTAAACACCAAGACCCATTCTATCAACTTGGTAAACTGTATGTTTACAAATTGCAAATAGAATTGTTTCAGTATGCTTCTGAACGAATTGATACTGGTATTCCTGCAGTAGATGCGTTTGAAACTCTTAAGACATTTAGTACTGATATAGCTAGTGCAACTGGCACAATTACTGATATTGATGTTATAAATGGTGGCAGTGGTTACACTACTGCTCCTACCATAACTATTACTGGTGGTGGTGGAACTGGTGGTAGTGCTATTGCTGTTCTTGGGGATATTAATGATAATTTTTGGAGTGGTAAAGTTCAAAATATTGTTGTTACAAATAGCGGAAGTGGGTATACTTCTATTCCAACAGCTACAATATCTCCTCCACCAAGTGGTATTACTGCCACAGCAAGAGTTGAGGTTACTCCTGGAAGTATTGATAAAGTTGAATCCTTTGGTGATAATAATTCTTTTAAAACTGAAGCTGCTGATGTATTATTCAGTGAATCTAATCCGTTTGGAGAGGTTGGTCAATAGTGCTTAACAATAATGTTTTCTATCATGGAATTATTCGTAAGAGTATTGTAGCGTTTGGACGTTTGTTCAGCGATATCTATATCGATCGCAAACAAGGTGATTCAGTAAATGGTAATACCATTCAACGACTTCAAATACCGCTGGCATATGCACCCAAAGAAAAGTGGTTGGTTCGTATTGAACAAGATCCTACACTAGAAAATAATACTTACACATCACTACCAAGAATGTCATTTGAGATTCTTAGTTATAACTACGATCCTGCTCGTAAAGTAAATCGTATGCAGCAAATAAAATGCGGTGATGGTACTGGATCTGTTTCTACAATGTACACACCTGTTCCTTATAATATAGATATTTCTTTATACATACTAACTAAAACACAAGAAGACGGTTTACAAATTATTGAACAAATTCTTCCTACATTTACGCCTGAGTATACTCTAACAATTAATGCTGTACCAGAAATGAATGTTAAATTAGACGTTCCTATCATTCTAAACAGCGTAGCAGTAAACGATGAATATGATGGCGATTTTCAAACTCGTCGTTTTGTCACACATACCCTTAACTTCCAGATGAAAGTTAATCTGTTCGGTGCTATTACTGGTAAAAATGTTATTGATACTGTTAATGCTAATGTTGGAACAAATGAAGACTTTAGTAATCCAAACAGAGTTTATACTGCTGCTGGTGACGTTGAAACTGCAACTGTAGATAACGAAAGTTGGTTGGACGGTTTTTAAAATATGGCAGAAATATATTATGTATACGAACACATAAGAC